GCCTGATCCATATTTTTTAATATGGTAATCATAGATGTGCGGAACTCTTCTTTATTCTTAATCTTGTGTAGTTGTATCTCCTGATCTCCACCATAACTTTCGTTAATCATTGACCAGAATGGTGGGTGAATTAAAAATAAGTCTACGCTATTAGGTTCAAGAAATTTTTTTCTTGCATCTTCACAATAAAACTTTACTGACATATTACCACTTACCTATAGGACACTTAGCTTTTTCTAGCTTTGTCTTAAGCTTCATAAAGCAGCCACACTTCTTGCAAGTCTGGTTTCCTTTACGAAAGAACTCACAGCCTTTACAAATATTCAAACGGTATTCTTCAAGTTCTTCTGGACTTCTAGGAGAACCATTAATAAGATCCCAAGGGCGTACTTCATCGCTCATTAGTAATCTCCAATTTGGACGGTACATCAATAATATCACAAGATATAGTAGTCCATAACTGATGAGACATACTAGGACGTATAGTAGCTGACATACTTGGTGTTTCCATTATATATTTATAGCCTTTGCCATGCTTAGATTCTTTCTTGATCCAATGCTCAAGTGAGTAATCAAGGTTTGAAGCTTCAAACACAAATAGGTAATAGGTTTTAGTGTCATTTTTGGACGGTATAGAAGACCAATCCTGGTCTGCTTTTGCTAAACACACATAATAATCAGCATGTGTAGAAGCAACTGCTTCAAGCATCTTCTCTAGTGTTTCATGTTTGCCTAGCCTGGAGCCAGAGATAACTAAAGTCCCCTTATTTGGGTCATATCTTCCTGACTTGACGGATATACTCTGCCCTGAGTCCAAAGTCATGTCTATGCTTACGCTATGGCTTCTATCAGGCTTCCAGTCATTTGGCATACCGTTTTCGTTTAGCGTATCAGATACGAGCTCTTCTAGAAATTCAGATGTACAAGGTAATCTATATACAGAGTGATGGATTGATAATTTTTCTAGTAAGCTTCCGATTAGAATATTTTTTATTTGTTGATGCATAGTAAATCCATTGTATCAGACATGCTTGGATGTGTCAATCCATAGGTGTCTAAGGGATGGTTTGTATAGCCTCTATTTCGGCGACGGCTTAAAGGCCCCGCCCGAACTTAAAAGATAATTTAGTTTATGATGATATAATTAAACCATGACAATGCATTCACTCACCACACTCAGCAGCTCGTCTGCGACACTATTGACTCCGAACGGAACTCATTCGGGATATGACTTTACTATGCAAAATGTAAACGATACTGGATATCTTTATATTGGCGGAGTAGATGTTTCTAGCACAAACTATGGATATCGTATTTTGCCTAATTATGCAATTTCAGTTGAAGTAAATGGACGTGATGCTATTTATGCTATAGCAAGCGGTTCTAACATGAAAATAGCAATACTTCAAATAAAACTTGAAACAGGTTCATAATGGCACGGTTTACCCATCCAGCATTTGGTAATACTGAAGGACTAAGCACTGTAATACATAGCTACACCCCAGTATGGTCTGGAACTGGTTTAACCTATACTAATACTCCAACAATTGGATCATATATTAAAATTGGTAATTTTATTCAGGTTCAAATTGATGTCTTGTTTACAACAGTTACAAACTTCGGAACTGGTCAATATTCTTTAACTATTCCATTTGAATCAAAATACCATACAGATGTTTATGGCGGATCTGTTCATGATATTACCAACCAGGGTATTGATCACTATAGCCTTAAAGGTCATTTAACACCATCAAGTGATATTATGACAGTTTGGAATTTAGCAAGTGCTTCACAAGATGAGCCAATGAATCATAACACTCCATTTAATCTTGCACAAGCAGATAGATTTCATATGTCGTTTTCATACATATGCGAACATCCGTAAATAATTAGTATCAAATAGTGATATAATAATCCTTATGACTCCACAAGACTGGGCAGCATTTATTCTTACAGTACTCTCAATCGGCGGAGTAATATTCGGTGTTATTAATTTTCTAATTAAGCACTATCTAAGCGAGCTTAAGCCCAATTCTGGTTCATCGCTAAAAGACTCAGTTAATCGCCTTGAGGATAAGACTGACAAGATGTTTGATCTATTGATTGAGCATATTAAAGATCACAACAAGAAGTAATCTAATTTTCCTATTTTCTATATATACTATATATAAACTATCTTTTAAAAACCTTGTTTAGATATAGTTCTTTTCTTTATATATTTTAAGTATACACTACTCAATACCCTGGCCAATTACTCATAACATAACAAAACGGACATTTAGGACTATAACAATTTGGTAACAATTTGAAATATAACAATAAGTTATAAATCCATATACTCTGGCTTATTTTAAATAATACAATGTTATAATTCATGTGGATTGGTTTCTAGGTTGCTATACCCCACCCCACTGCCCCCTAGGAGCCAATTCTTTTTATTATGGTATAATCAGTGATATGTGCTCACCTACGGTAGAAAAATTTGGGGCTACCCCAGCAAACATTCAATGGACTGTTGTCCGTGGAGATTACTCATCCTTTACCGTTTCATTTCTTGAAAATGATGAGGTTACAGAATTTGATACAGATGGATGGGCTTTTGCTGCCACAGCATATGACCCAAGCACAGATTTTCTTGACGAACTAGAGGTTTCTGTTGATGGTTCATCAGTAACTGTAAGTGCTCCAGCATCTGTAACAGAAAATTGGGGAACAAGATATAGGTCAGTAGTTGCAGAATTATCTTTTGATCTTCAGGCAGTAGTTCCAGACGGTAGCACAACAATTACTTGGACACCAGTTATTGGAACAATCTGTGTACTAGGAGATGTATCTCCAAGTGGTGCAAAAAATGTTATAGGTGGAGTATCTTAAATGATAATTAAAATTAATGATAAGAATCCAAAGCTTCCACCATTGATAAAAATTAATGGGGCTATTTTTAAAGTAAAGAAATAGTTTATGGCCATATCAAAAAATATGGATGCTCCAAAAACAAGATATGCTGAAGCAGTCAAATCAACAAAAACCGTAGAAGCAAATAATACCGAATACATTGCTGTTCCAGGAATCCAAGGAGAAAAAGGAGAGCCTGGAGCCATTGGCCCACAAGGTCCACAAGGCCCAAGAGGGGAACGTGGTATTGCTGGCAAGGTTGGCCCACAAGGTCCACAAGGGCCTAAAGGAGAGCCTGGTAGAGGTGGCGGGGAAGGATATGAAAGTCCATCTGGACAATACCCAGGATGGGCTTATTATCAAAACAAAAACAAAAAACCATTCCTGCTTGGGCCTGATAGGGGAGATGATGGTTGGGTAGATATTTTAATGGATGACGATAAAGATAATAATATATTAAAATTTCTTCCAACAGGGTCCGTATCACTCTGGAATTCAGTTACTCAGAGAATTAATTTTAAACAGTTAAAGGTAGGTGCTAAAGTAGATATAAGATATGATATAGCACTTACCACAGACACTAATAGCACAGAGGCCTGGATCAGGACTTACATACCAAAAGTGGAGTCACCAACTGGATATATTGGTATGCTCAAGTATAAATATCCTTATGAGATGTCTGTCAATCAGACCCTTTATGTGGACCTTTCAAAAATTAGGTCAGAGGGTGGAATAATTCAGGCAAGGGCAGATAATGAAAGCACTATTATTTTAAAGGGTATGTATATTTCTGTTTCATAAAAAAAATACCCCCAAGGCAAATGGCCAAGGGGGTATCTTAATAAAAATTAGTGAGGAAACTTCTTCATCCAAGTTTTAGTTCTTGGGGTAAGGCCCTTCCAAGCAGACCAATCTTCTCCACCATTGCTCATGTGATATGCAACCTGAGCATTAATCACTGGATTAAGCAATTCGCTATTAAAATTTAGACCAAACTTTTCTTTACGGCCTTCTTTTAATATTCCTAGCATATTTATTTGAAAAATACCATAGGAGTTATCGCCAGTACGAACATCACCATTAAAAGCCAATGGTCGCCCATTTGACTCCTTCTTAGCAACGGCCCAAGCTTCTACAAGTCTTTGGCCACGAAAACCAACGGCATGCAAAAGCTCTTTAAGCTGACGATCTGTAAGAGTAACAGCATCTTGGTATTTATAAAGAACATTTAAGTTCTTTTTTACCTTAACAAGACTCTTAGGCTTAGAAACCAAAAAAACCGCCTTGGCGGTTGAAGGTTTAGAAACAACGGGTTTACTTAGATTATTTTCAGTACTAATAGCATTTGCAGCATTAGTAAGTGGTGCCAACAATCCAATTCCAGCAAGGATTCCAATCCAAATCTTTTTATCTCTTCTCATCATAATAACCTCCTAGAGACTAAAGATGCTACCGTTTGGTAGCACTAACTAAGTATAACATGGGATTGCCGCAAAAAGCAAGTTTTATAACATTTTTTTATCAAACCATAAAAATGCTGATTTCAAGTGGTATAATATAAAAATGGCTACATACAGAGGACAAGGCGCATCTACATATGATATTGGTGAAGCACCACCATTTGTTAACTGGACTATTGTAAAAGGCGACACAGCATCTTTTCGCATATATCTCACAGACGACAATAAAGAGCCTTTAAATATTCCTGACTGGGATATTGAGGTAGAATTTAAAAGACCAACTACCCCTGTTACTCCTCAAACAATTACAGATGTTGCAACATTAATTTTTTCAATTACCCCAGAGCAAGATTTGGAAGATCTTGACGGTGAGTTTAAGGTTAACCTAACTGCTGCACAAACCGCACAGTTAAGAACAAACGATATTTTTGATGTTGAACTACGTCTTCCACAGAACACACTTGTTTGGACTGTTGCTCAAGGGAAGATTATTCTCCTTGAGGATGTTACAAACTAATGGCAACAGTTGTTATAAATAACAGTACCCCCGTTTTTACAAGGAACATTGAAAAGGCTTCTTTTCCAAATGTAGAAATTGATCAGGTAAAACGTGGGGTAAATATAAACTCTGTACTCCCATTTAGAATAAGGTTTACAGCAATACAGATTCCAGCATCTATTGGCAATGTGCCAGCTATTCCTTTTCAGGTTATTGGTTTTTCTAACTATATACTTTAAAATGCATGATATAATTCATCTATGGCTAAACTATCAATCTCAAGCATAAAGTCTCTGTTTCAAACAGGAGACCGTCCAAGTCAAACAAACTATGAAGATTTGATTGACAGCACATCTGCAAGATCAACAGATCTTGGTTCAGATGGTAACAATGAAGTTACAATTAATGGCATTGAGAACTCAACAATTTTTGATAACTTTTTGGCAAGCGAGTGGAGATCAGTTAAGTACATGGTCTCAATTAAAAAGACTTCTGGTGGCGCAAATAAATATTGGGCTACAGAATTAACTATAGTCCCTGATAATACAAATGTAAATGTCAGTGAATATGGAACAGTAGACAATGATGGGAATATTGGCACCATCTCCGTGTCTAGAGCAGGAGATACAGTTTCACTAACTGTAGTTCCAGTGGGTGGGCAAACACCAATAACCTT